TTTCGTACGCGCGCAACGCGCCGAGAGGAACACGCATGCCCGAGATTGAGAACGCAACGGATGAGATCACTACCACTGATGAGGTGGCCCCGGCGGTTGACGCTGCGGGTGCGCAGGTTAGTGGTGGCGAGTCTGATCCGGATGGCGCCGACCAGCTAGGCGACGCTGGTAAGAAGGCGCTTGACTCCATGAAGGGCAAATGGCGCGACGAGCGTACGAAGCGACAGGCACTAGAGCAGCGCATCGCTGAGCTAGAGACTGCACCCAAGGGAGAGACCGAGACTCCTGACGCGGACACGATCCGTGCGCAGGCAGCGCGAGAGGCCAATGAAAAGGCCAACGCGCGAATCCTCCGATCTGAAGTCAAGGCAGCTGCCGCAGGCAAGTTCGCCGACCCGGCCGATGTCCCGCTGTTCCTTGACCTCACCAAGTTTGAGGTTGACGCGAACGGCGATGTGGACGCCGACGAGATCAACGACGCGATCGAGGAACTACTAACCAGGAAGCCGCATCTAGCCGCAACGGCACGGCCACGCTTCCAGGGAACCGGCGACGGTGGAGCAGCGCGCAAGGCGTCTGGCACGGCTGGTCAAACTCAGATCACCCGCGAGGAACTGGAAAAGATGAGCCCGGAAGCGATCGTCAAGGCGAAGCGCGAGGGTCGACTGTCCAACCTCCTGTCGGGCAAGTAGCCAACCCCTATGCGCTGGTCTATCTGACTGGCACTCACCCACACAGTAAGGAAATACAGGCATGGCCGTTACCTCTTTCATTCCCGCTATCTGGAATGCGCAGCTACTCACCGACTTCCGTCAGCAGGCTGTTGCTGCCTCCCTCACGAACCGTGAGTACGAGGGCAACGCCTCGGCCGGTAACGTCGTCAAGATCAACACCGCTACCGCCATCGCGATCACGGACTACAAGGCTGCGACGCGTCTAACCTCGGCCTCGGCTGTCTCGACCACGTCTCAGGATCTGCTCATTGATCAGGAGAAGTCGTTTGACTTCTACGTTGATGACATTGACAAGGCGCAGGTTGCTGGCTCGATGGACGCTTACACCCGCTCCGCTGGTGAGGGTCTCGCCGAGGACGCAGACAAGTTCATCCTTTCGACGGCGCTGACCGGTGCCGGTACCGCGCTGACCGCTTCCACCCTGGCCGATGGCAACGCTGCGTTCGACCTGATCCGCTCGGTCCGCAAGACGATGCAGAAGAACAAGGTTCCGGGTGGCAACCGGGTGTTGGTCGTCAACGCCGAGTTCGAAGCGCTGCTGCTTAGCGCTGCGTCCAAGCTGACCAACGTTGACGTGTCCGGTGACACTCAGGGTCTGCGCGAGGCTGCACTAGGTCGACTGCTCGGGTTCGACATCTACACCTCGGAGAACCTACCGGTCACCGCTAAGCCTCAGGTGCTTGCGTTCTACAAGCCTGCGGTTGCTTACGTCTCGCAGATCGAGAAGACCGAGGCCATGCGCGCCACGGACAAGTTCGCTGACCGCCTCCGTGGTCTCCACGTCTACGGCGCCAAGGTTGTGCGCCCGACCGCCGTTGTTAGCTGGACGTCCATCTAGTCACTGGCTGTGGTGGGTCACCTACGAATTTTCGTGGGTGGCCCCCTGGCCCCCAACTGAACATAGGAGGTTGACCCTTGGCGTTCGTCATTGGTCCCAACGGGATGCCGAACGAGATTCCGGATGACGTGGCCGCTTGTCTCGTCGGTGACGGTGATCGCGGTTACGCCTATGCGCCGGAGCCCAAGCCTGAGCCCGTGAAGCGCGCCCCGCGCCGAACGGCTACCAAGTAAGAGAGGTGGCCACGATGGCACTTGCACCGTTGGCCACCATCGCCGACCTAGAAGCGCGTGGCGTCACTGTCGCGCCTGAAGAGATCGCCACAGTAAACGTCCACCTAGACGTTGCATCCACGCTGGTTCGTGATGCCGCCGGTTCGCCTATCAGCGAGTCAGTCAGCACTGTGACCCTGGAAGGTAGGGGCGGACGCCTGCACCTACCTGGTGGCCCCGTGACGGCCGTTTCAGCCGTTGTCGTTGATGGGGTGGCAGTCTCGGACTACAAGCTACTGAGCGGCTCTCTATCGCGCTCCTGTGGCTTCGACTACGGAACAGAGGTAGTCGTCACGTACATGCATGGTCTGCCTGTCGTACCTGCTGACATCGTCGACATCGTCTGTCGTCTGGTCGGCCAAGAGCTAGTAGCACTCCGCAACGGTGACGTTGCCTCACGCGGTATCACGTCCGAGCGTATCGGCGACTACTCGGTTACCTACTCGGACGCCGAGACCGGGACCATGTGCCTGTCCGAGTATCAGCGCAATCGCCTCGCTGCTCGATTCGGCAATGGCGCCGGAGTCACGGTTCGATCGCTGTAAATCGGCACCACTACAACCACTAAGGAACATGGCACATGGCAATTCTCACCGTACAGACTGTCCCGACCAGCGGCTCTGTGCCGACCTTCGCAAGCGCGTCTGCGGGTGGCGATCAGGCCCCCATTGACAAGTCCTATTTCCTCGTTGTCCGTAATGGCGGCGCCTCTCCGATCACTGCCACTGTGGTTACGCCCGGCACCTTCAAGGGTCTTCCCATCGGTGACGCTGCGCTGACCGTTCCGGCGGGCGGTAGTGGCTTCCTTCCGCTTGACGCGATCTACCGTGACCCGGTTACTGGCCGCGCGAACGTCACCTACAGCGCCGTTACTTCGGTCACGGTGGGCGTTCTTCAGGCTGGCTGATGGGTGTCAACCGCCTCCTGAATTCCTCGGTTACCATCTGGCGCGTTTCGACTGTGCCGGATGGAGCCGGGGGAGAGGTCACCACACTGGCTCAGGTGGGGGAGTCGCGTGCGATGGTCAGTCAGCCCTCGGCATCTGAGCGCATGCTCGCCGACCAGGGTCAATCACTGCACTCGCACAACGTCCACATGCCGCCAACTACCAACGTGCGCAGGGGAGATGAGATCCGCCATGGCGCCCAAGTCTTCCGCGTACTCTCGGTGTTCGAGCCGTCCCGCCCCATCTACGTACGCGCTGATGTCGAGCTGACCCAACATGGGTAGGCACCCGCGCGCGGCCGGTGGTCGGTCTGGTGTGTCCGTGTCTATCAGCGGTAGTGAGGCTCTGCTCAAGCAGTTGGAGCACACCACTAGCCGGTTGCACCAGGCCGTCCGCAAGGCGGTTGAGGACGCGTCCAAGGAAGTAGTAGCCAACGCACAGCGACGGGTCCACGTCGACACCGGGAACCTAAAGAGTTCCCTGGACTACACCATGTCGGACGGCGCGAAGATCAAGTCAGAGATTGGCTGGAAGGACCGGGATGACCGGTACGCCGTGTGGCAGGAGTTCGGCACACAAGCCATGCCCGCCCGCCCCGCACTAGGCCCGGCCTTCAACGCTGAGAAGCGCAAGATCGTGCGCCGGATTGGAGACGCCATCAACGCAGTGATCAACGGATGATCCCGCTGTTCGCGATTCAGTCCGCTATCTACGCCAAGCTGAACGCTGATCCGCTGCTCGCGGGCAAGGTGTTCGACTACGTGCCGGACGGAACGGCATACCCGTACATCCGCATTGGCGAAGCCTCGGACGCTGAACACAACAACCTGGCTTCGCGGGGCTGGTCGACCCTGGTCACCATCCATGTGTGGTCGCAGGCTCACGGATTCTCCGAGGGTCTGGCACTGGCCAACAAGGTAACTGAGCTGCTCGACCTAAAGCCCCTCAATGTCAGTGGGTATGCGCACATCGCCACTCGCTACACATCAACCCAAGCACTTGTTGACCCGGAGCCTCCGGGGGACATTCGCCACATCGTCATCAGCTTTACCGTCATCACGGAGGAGTAACACATGTCTGGAATCAACGCGTTCGGAACCAAGCTACAGCGGGGTGACGGTGCGGGCACTGAGGTGTTCACCACCATTGCCGACGTCACCGCACTTACCCCGCCTGCCCTAAGCCGCGAGACTCTCGACGTCACGTCGCACGACAGCGCTAACGGGTGGATGGAATTCGTCGGTGGCCTGAAGGATCCGGGCGAGTGCTCCGCTGATGTCAACTACCAGCCCGACGAGCACGACGATCTAGTCACTGACTTTGAGGACGCCACGCCTCGCAACTACAAGATTGTTTTCCCGGATGGCACTACGTGGACCTTCGGTGCACTGCTGACCGGGTTCGAGCCCGACGCCCCGTACGACGACAAGCTAGCGGCCACGCTGACTTGGAAGGTTACGGGCAAGCCGACCATCACCCCTGGAGCCTGATCAATGTCCATGCTCAACCGTGACGCCATCCTAGGCGCCGAAGACAAGCACTACGAGGACGTTGACGTTCCCGAGTGGGGCGGCACTGTCCGCATCGCAGGTATGACCGGCGCTGACCGCAACTCCTACCAGGCTTCCATGGTCGTGCTCAGTCCGAACGGCACTGTTCAGCGGCTCAACATGCAGGACCAGCTAGCAAAGCTGATCTCTCGCTGTCTCATCGACGAGTCCGGCGAGCGTCTGTTCAGTGACAAGGACATCAAGGCTCTATCGGCCAAGTCCGGCGCTGTTCTTGACCGGCTCGGCGATATCGCCATGCGGCTCTCCGGTCTCCGAAAGGAAGACGTGGAGGCTGCGGCGGGAAAATCCGAGAAGACCCTGAGCACCGGTTCTACTTCCGACTAGCAGCACATCTCGGGTACACGGTCCCGGAACTACTCGCGCGCGTCTCTTCCCGTGAGATCACGGATTGGATGGCGTACGAAATGGTTTCGGGGCCGTTGGGTCCTGAGCGCATGGACTCTCTGATTGCCATGTTGACGGCGACCGTTGCCAACACTGCCCGTGGTAAGGGCACCAAGGCTTCGACCCCCAAGGACTTCATGCCTAAGTGGGACCGGGGGCAACGGCAGGACTGGCGGGAAATGCTTTCCGCTGTCAAGACGTACAACCGCCAGATTGGAGGCACAGAGAAGTGACCCTAGACGACCTAATGGTTTCCATCGGGGTTGATACCAGCGAGCTAGAAAGCGGAATGGATGACGGTGTCCAGCGTGCTAACAGCAAGCTAGGCGAACTGGGAAAGGGTGCGGCCGGTCTCGCTGCTGGCGTAGGCGTGGGCGCACTCTTTTCTGAGGGATTGCAGGCAGGCGTAGACCTAACTGCGGTGAACTCCACGCTTCAGAGTCAGTACGGCCTGACCGAGTCTGAAGCGGCCACAGCCGGTAAGGCTGCTGGTGCTGTCTACAGTGGTGGGTTTGGCGAGTCCATCACTGAAGTGGGTGACGCCGTTGGCGCTGTCACGCAGGCGCTAAAGGGCTTGGGTTCCATGACCGAGGCCGAGACCACGCAGATGACCGAAGACGCTCTGACGGTTGCTAACGCGCTAGGCGTAGACGTTGCCGACGCTGCCACGGCCGCAGGCAAGATGATTTCCAACGGCCTGGCCAAGGATGGCACCGAGGCATTCGACCTACTGACGCAGGCTTCCAAGACGCTGCCCAAGTCCATGGTTGGCGACATCACTGAAGTGGTCGGCGAGTACGGACAGCAGTTCAAGCGACTGGGTATCAGCGGCGCCGACGCGTTCGGCATGCTGTCTCAGTACGTCAAGGCCGGTGGTAAGGACATCGACCAGGCCGCCGACATCATCCACGAATTCGGCCGTATCACTACGGAGAACACGGCGCAGGCTGCTACCGCATTCAAGTCTCTGGGTCTCGATTCCTCGGATATGTTCACGCGGCTAAAGGCTGGCGGTAAGGATGCCGAGACCGCCATGGGTGACGCCATCACGGCTATCCAGGGTGTCAAGGATCCGGCCAAGCAGGCTCAGCTAGCCGTTCAGCTATTCGGCGACATGGCCGGAGAGCAGACGGACGCGCTGTTCGCGATGAACCCTGCGGCTGCTGCTGCGGCATCGGGCATGGATAAGGCGGCAGGCTCAGCGGCCAAGGCAACTCAGAGCATGTCGGCGACGCAGTCCCTTGATGTGGTCTGGCGCTCCATGGCCACCACCATCGGCACGGCCCTACAGCCTGCGTTGCAGTGGCTAGGCGACTTCATGACTGCCCA